AGACGACTTCAAGGCCATGTTTGCAGTAAATGCCAACAAAAGGCTAGGCGCCGGTCCTCAAAAATTCCCCGGAGGAAAATTTATATTTTCGGGTTTACCTTTATATGAATTTTCAAAGGAGGCATTCATATGAACATAACATTGGACGACGGTCGTACAGAACTTTGGCAGTTTGACACGGGCCGTAAAATTGTAGTTGACGATAAGTCAGTTTCAGAAGTTCATTATTCAAAGTACAGTAGCACTCAGGCTATTACTAGACCAGTAATTAACGGAAAAGCTGAGATCCCGAATTATCTTCTTCAGGATACGCATGCGGTGACTGTCTATGCGTATTCTGGAAGTATAGAAAACGGATACACTATGGCTGAGAAAACTTTTGATGTCGCGAAGAAACCGAAGCCGGCTAACTATGTTGAAACTGAGGAAGATAAGGCAATTTTAGCAAAATTAAAAGAAGAGATTGGCGATCTTTCCGAACTTTAAACTGAAGCAAAAGATAATCTTGTCTCCGCGATCAACGAGGCAGCTGCCTCCGGTGGCGGGACTAGCGATTTCGTAGTTAATGCATCTCTTGATGACAACAATAGCTGCACTGTGGATAAGACATATGCCCAGATTCAGGAAGCAGCTAAGGCTGGTAAGAAACCTGTTGTGTATCTTGCGCCGCCCTATGATGGTGAATCTTATATACTGGACCTGTTTTTGAGTAGCGACGGCGCTTATGCGTTCGCAGGAAGTGCCGCCATTATGTCGGGGACAACTGCGCAAATTACTGTTTCTATTCAGAGCAGCAACGAAGTATTCTATGATAGGAGCTTCGCGCTTTCCGTTAGTGGAGACGGAACAATAGAGCAAGTTCGTATGTCCAAAGGCCCCGTTGAGCCCATGGAAATTGCCACGAAAAAGTACGTTGATGACAAGGAATTTATCTTGCAGTCAACAACGCCCAACAGCACCAAGCAATTCAAGATCACTGTCGATGACACTGGTGCACTCTCAGCCGTTGAGGTAACAATACCATGATCGAAGACGAATGGGCCTAGGCCCAAATTACGAATGCTATCTCATTTTTATATGGGATAGCATTTAAACGGGTTCATAAGGTTAATCCTAAGACTTTTTAGTCATGCTCAGCTGGTAGAGCTCCTTACTTCTCTTGCGGGTTACCTTTTCTCCTTTCATAATACATCCTTTTCTTCCACCTTATGGGCCCTTTTAAGTGCTATCCTGTTTCAATCATTTTTAAGAAAGGAGCAGAGCGCATGTTATACATAAAAGATAATGGAACTATTAGATTAACTAGAGGAGACACAGCTCGCCTTACAATTCCAATCACAAACTCAGCAAATAGTGATAAATACATCATGCAAAGTGGCGATGTTCTCTTCTTTACTGTAAAGAAAAGTGCCAAAGACACCAATTATCTATTCCAGAAGAAGGTAATTGGAGCTAATTCGATACATATAAAGCCCGAGGATACCGGCAGTCTTTCATTTGGCAAGTATAAATACGACGTTCAGTTGACAACTGCATCTGGTGATGTCTACACGATTATAGAACCGTCGATATTCGAAGTTATGGAGGAGATTACGTAATGAGCGAAGCCATTATTAGATCAGAGGGGGTACTCTCTGGTTCCATAGTTTCAGAAGGGGGTCCTTAGAGGGTCGCTGTCGATGCCTATTGGCTACGAGGACTATTCTGGGCCTTATATAGTTACACCAAAAGTCGAATCTCAGTCTTTAAGTACTGCAGATAAGCATCTTTCGCACGATGTAACAATCGAGCCGATCCCTTATTACGAAGTCAGCAATCAAAATGGAAAAACAGTAATTATTGGAGGTAATTGATTATGGCAGATAACCAGCATGTTAATAAAGTAGTATACTGGAATACCGTTCTTATTGATCTTACTGCGGATACAGTTACCGCTGATAAGATTCTTGCAAGTTACACAGCACATGATGCAACTGGCAACACTATTACCGGTACTTGCGATTTCGATGTAAATTCTCAGGATGCTAATGTCAAAGTCGCTGAAATTTTGAGCGGTAAGACCGCATATGCAAGAGGTACTAAGCTTACTGGTACAATGCCGAATAATGGCTCAGTTGCTCTTACAATTTCAACTCTTGACGAATCGGTTTCGATTGCTCAGGGATATCATGATGGCAGTGGCAAGGTTTCCATTCTTGATACCGAGAAAGCTAAGCTTATTGCTGCTAACATCAAACAGGGAATCACTATTCTTGGTGTAACTGGCACACTCGAACCGTCGAGTAGCGTGAAAGTTCACGCAAAATCTATTACCCCGAAGACGACCAGTCAGACGGTTCTTCCTGGCGAAGGATACGACTATCTCTCTCAGGTAGACGTCGCTGCAATTCCTTATGTCGAGACCGATAACTCTGCGGGTGGTAAGACTGTAACGATTGCTGGCGAGGGGTGATCCTCATGGGTATAAGCAAAGTTAATTTTGGCGGAGACACTCTTATTGATCTTACTAATGACTCTGTTGATGCTGCTAGTTTGCTAAAAGGCAAAACAGCACATAACGCCGCTGGAGAGCAAATTGTAGGTGAAGTTGACGACGTGAAAGGCACATTTTATGTAACAGTGACGCAAGGAAACGGCGATAGCGCGACTGCCGACAAAACGCCTGCGGAAGTGTATGCGGCCTATGCGGCAGGGTACGCCGTGTATGCACTTGTAAAATTCAGAGATTACTTCTACTACTTTGGCCCGGGCTCTTTCTTTATATTGCCGCTTGCGTATGCGGCAAAAGATTCGGAGGACATAGTGCTTGGATTTGTAGCGACGGGGTCATCTGGCCCTACGGAACGTCCGCAATATGTGGCCGTGTCATGCATCTTTGGCAATTGGTCGGCATTTGCAGGCACGCTAGTAAGGCCAGAGGATATGCCGACGATTCCGACGGCGCTCAAGAACCCAAATGCACTGACAATCAAAATCGGCAGTACTACTGTCACATATAATGGAAGCACGGCACAGACCGTGACGATTGACGATGGTACAGAGGTGGCATACTGATGAAAAAGCTCTACGAAGAAGCGTCCGTACAGGACATCGCAAATGCTATCCGAGAAAAAAATGGTGAGACTACAACCTACAAAATCGGGGAGATGGCGGAGGCTATTGCGGGCATCATGGCCGGCACACCGACGGAGGTATACACTTTTGATCAACGGCGAGACGAAGTTAAGCGATTTTTGCAGAATGTCATTTATGACCCCAGTGATTACACAACATCGCAAATCCCAAACTACGTAACGATACAAAGCTCCAACCGCCCGGTCGGGGCTACGATCACTGTGAAATCAGCGGGGACGCTGACCGTGGTGGACGGCTACACTGGCAACAGCGTGACCAAAAACGTGGACGCCGGGGCTGTTACGATTTACAACTGCACACCGGGCTCGATATCAACTTTTGTGCTGTTGGGCGCTGACGGTAGCATCATCCAGCAGGGCATCATTAAGCCGACCGGCGATTGCCGAATGATCTACATGACAAACGTGGATAATGTACGCGATCTTGGCGGCTGGTCGTGCGATGGTGGGACAGTCAAGTATGGCTTGCTGTTTCGTGGTGGCGAAATGTATGGCCATTTGACCAATGATGGCAAGCAACAGGCACTGGACATGCTGGGGATATTAAAGGAGATTGACCTGCGATTCGCGTCCGAATTGAATGGCAGGACGGAAAGTGGGTTTGGACCGACCGTAGATATGCTGTGGGTTGATATGACATGGAACGACCTTGCGTACCAGAAGTCAAGCGGGAATATCAAGGCGATCTTCGACCCGCTCTTCGATTATGTCATCGCGAACAAGCCGACATACTTCCACTGCTCTGCGGGTGCAGACAGGACTGGTGTGGTTGCGCTGCTGTGTGAAGCAATCCTGGGCGTATCACAGTCGGATTGCGATAAGGACTATGAAATCACAAGTTTCTATTCTGGCGCAAGCACGGATGCAGAAGCACGTCGCCGCAATGAAACGCCGTGGACGCGCGAAATCAATTATCTGAGCACATACGCGGGGGCAACATTCCGCGACAAGGTTGTAAATTTCATGGTTTCGTGTGGCATTACGATCGAAAAGATCAATGCATTTCGGGCGGCAATGATCGACGGCACGCCAGCGACAGTGACGGCAGATATCGCAACGTACAGCATCACAAAAACGCTCACTGATGTCACAGTCAGCAACGGAGCGGCATCTGTGCAGCAGTACCAGCCGTTCGTAGCAAGCATCACTCCCGCGAACGGCAAATTGATCGACTCCATCAAAGTGACGATGGGTGGGGAGGACGTGACTGCTGTTGTATTGCGTGGCAGCACGGACGTGCTGAGGCGAGCTGTACGGGTCGCTTTGACAAAATGCACAAGTAGCAACCCACGCGCGTATGTCATCGACGGGCAGTCTTATTGTACTGCGATAACTGCCGACACGGGGTGCGAAGTCAGTAATGTAAAAATCATGATGGGAGGTGAGGACGTGTCCACATTTTACAAAGATGGGGTCATAGCTATTCCAGAGGTGATCGGCGATATTGTTATCACGGCAACCGCTGTAGCCCAAGCCCCAGCATATACAAACCTGCTTGATGCCGCGATTGACATGGATGGAAACGTCATCGGGCATACGCCTATGTATAAAAATATGCGATACAATAGCAGCAGCGGTGCACCTGTTGCACACTCAGGGACGAATATCACGGGCTTGCTCCCGGTCAAAAAGGGTGATGTCGTGCGTATTCGATGGAAAGGGAACACTGATATATCATATCAATCTATCAAGTTTTTCAAGTCTGACCGAACCCAAGTCAAAGTCGGATATACATCTTTGGCCAATATCGAAAAAGGCGTAGCAGGGCCTGTTATAAACTTTAATGCTGCCAATGGAGTTGCCGATTTTAAATTCGACAGTTCAAATGGCGCAGCCTATTTTTCAATCGTGCTCTACGACACGCTGGAAAATGTAATTGTTACTACAAACGAAGAAATCATATAAGCCTCAAAAGAGCCTTATGCTTTGTTATTCCTTTATCCAGATCTGAATAAAGGAATCAGATGGCAGCAATGGTATTCTGCACCATTACATAACTGCAAAGAAAGGAGGCAGGGACGATGGTAAAAGCAAAGAGCAGTCAGTCATCTGGCAATGCCCGCCAAATTAGGCCGGCGCTAACACCAGAGGCCAGACAAAACCAGCTTATAGCCTTAGCGACAGATCTTGTAGAGAAAAGATTGATCGAGGGAACTGCCTCTTCTCAAGAGACAACCCACTTCCTTAAGTTAGCAACGCAGGAGGCTAAGCTTAAGGTTAAAATATTAGAGAAACAGGAAGAACTCATTTCTGCTAAGACCGAAGCTATTAAGTCTAGCCAAAGAACAGAGGAACTTTATAGAGATGCTATTATTGCTATGCGGCAGTATAGCGGCGGAGGCACCGATGGAGATTTTTAAAAGATACTCTGAACTAATTATGCTTCCGACATTCGAAGAGCGATTCAACTATCTCAAACTTAATGGCTCAGTCGGAAGAGACACTTTTGGTTTCGACAGAGTATTTAATCAAATGTTTTACAGTTCGCTTGAATGGAAGCAATGTAGAGACAAAGTTATTGCCAGGGATCTTGGGTGCGATCTAGGGGTCTCTGGGCACGAAATCTTTGGGCAGAGAGTTATTATTCATCATATGAATCCAATGACTCTCGAGGATCTTGAGAAGAGGACTGAGATATTATTAGATCCAGAGTATCTAATTACTACTATCCATTCTACTCATAATGCAATACATTACGGGGATTCGAATTTCTTGGTTTCAGAGCCAATTGAACGAAAAAAGAATGACACGTGCCCTTGGAAAAGATGAAAGGAAATTCAAGAATGAATGCACTAAACATTTACTCTGAGCCAGATTTTAGTTCAGACATTGTATGCACATTAGATTTACCAACTCGGTTAGTAATTTCAGAAGAGGAATCAACAGAGTCATTCTATAAAGTCTACACTGAATTCAGTTTAGCTGGTTTTTGTGAAAAGAGCGTTTCTGTTAGTTCTGAGATTTCTGAAGAAGGCGCTAGAACATTTATATGAAGGAGGATTCAAAATGGAAACTAGTATTTTGGATTCTATCAAAAAGCTCCTTGGGATACCATCTGAAGCTACAGAATTTGACACTGATATTCTGATTCACATCAATTCTGTATTTTCTATACTTACTCAACTCGGTGTCGGTCCTTCAAGCGGATTTAGTATTGAGGACTCTTCGGCCGAGTGGTCTGACTTTATCGGAGACGATGCTAGACTCTCTGATGTGAAGTCATTTGTATATTTAAAAACCCGGCTTTTGTTTGACCCTCCTGCCAGTTCGGCTGCAATGGATGCCATGAATCGTATGGCGAGCGAATTGGAGTGGCGCATCAATGTTTCCGTTGATCCCAAGGGGGAATGATTCATGGCAAAAAGAACGCCATTGGCGGTGAAAAGAAAATGCTGTGAAATGAAAGAAGCCGGGATGAGCAGCCATGAGATTTACGACTCATATTATAAGCATGAAGTCGAAAATCCAATGACTCGTCGCTCATTTAGGACAGTTCTTGTCAGGTGGGCTAAAAAGAACTATCCTGATGATACAACTCTTGAATGCGGAACTTATGAGGGTTTTGTTGCTCATGACGCGACAGTGCAAGTGGCAGCGAATGGGGAGATTATTCAAGCGTGGATTAAACAACACGTTGAAACGCTCGACCCTGAAGAATTTTTGGCTGCTATTAAAACCGCAGTCCAAAAGTATGAGTATGTAAAGCCCTCGTTTGAAGATTCCAAAAACATGCTCGAGATTTCGCTTTTCGATATGCATTGGGGCATTGCCTTTATGGATTATTACAAACCAGTCCTTGATGATGTCTTAGAGATAATTACCAGTCATCACTGGGATAAGATTGTGGTTCCATTCGGGCAAGACTTCTTTCATAACGATAGCATTGTCAATGGGCTAACAACAAGAGGAACCTACATCGAGAAAGTTGACATGGTTCGAGCTGTGAAAGACGGCCAGCAATTTATGTACACTATTATTGATGCTGCTTTAGAAAACGCAGAAGAAGTTAAAGTTATCTACACTCCTGGCAATCATGATCAGAGTATCTCCTGGATGTTCATGCAGACTCTTTTGGCCAGATATGGTGAAGCAGTAGTTGATGATTCTTTAGAATTCCGTAAGGTTATTAGCTACGGGAGTAATGCTGTGATGATTACTCATGGTGATGCCAAGAAAGCAACCGCTAAAACTTTGGCTCACATTTTTCCAGTAGCATTTCCAAAAGAATTCGCGGATGCAACGATTCGCGAAGTTCATGCTGGTCATCTTCATCACGAAGGAGAGGCCGACATATATGGTGTAATGGTCAGAAGGCTGTCATCCGGGGGGATTACTGACAAATGGTCTGACAGAGAAGATTTTATTGGGGCCCATAAGAGATTTATGCTATTTGAGTGGAGCGCCGATAAACTCAAGGCGATTCACTATATCTAACATAAAATTTGGGGAGAGAAATCAAAATGGAAAGACTGCAACTTGTTCTCAGTATTATTAATGTCTTTTTTGCTATAGCACTAAGCGCAGTCGCGCTTCTTAAGCCGTTAAGAAAAAAGTTTCTTGGGATGCATACTGTTGAAGATGGTCAGAAGTGTCTTCTGAGAGCTGATATGCTTCGGCTCTACTATCATCATCGTCAAGATCAGTCTGTTCGACAATATGAATACGAAAATTTTATTTATGAATACAATGCCTATAAAGCACTAGGAGGAAACTCATTCATTGACAAAATCTACTTAGAGATTCAGGGATGGGAAGTCCTTAGCTGAAAGGAGGACTAGCTATGGAGCCTAATACCTATTCAAGCGAACTCTACCATCATGGTGTAATTGGCATGAAATGGGGGGTTCGTAGATACCAGAATAAAGATGGCTCGCTTATTAATAAGAAGCGAACGACTTCAAGTTCCACCGTGGGCCGTAAATCGGCGCCGAAAAAGAAAACTAAAGCTAAAACCAATAAATCTTCTAAACCTAAAACCGCGAAGCCTAAGAAGAAGCGCCTTAGCGAAATGACAGATGCTGAGATTAATGAGCGTTTAGAAAGAATGAATCTTGAGAAAAAGTATCGCGATGCACAGAGGGACGAAATGGCGCAAAGTCGAGGAAAAAATTTTGCAATGAACTGCCTTGAATCCATCGGTAAGAATGTCATTGTTAATCTCGGAACTCAGGCTGGAAACCACATTGTCGGCAATGCTATCAATCGACTTGCCGGTGTCTCGTCCGATGATGCAAACAAACGTATTGTCAACCCTCAGAAGGGGCAGACTGACAAAAAGTAAGGCGGCATAAAATGTCATTATCAAACACCGCTACTCCGATTTATTATGGCCAGTTTAGAGATGCTGTCATCAGAGGCGAGATTCCGGTTAATCGTGAGATTTCGATGGAAATGAACCGAATCGATGATCTTATTGCGAATCCTGGAATCTGGTATGACGATGAGGCTATTAATGGTTTCATTGCATTCTGTGAAAATGAACTCACATTGACAAATGGCGAGGATCTTCATTTACTTGACTCATTTAAACTTTGGTCAGAACAGATTTTCGGTTGGTACTACTTTGTTGAACGAAGTGTGTATGTTCCGTCTCCGGATGGGCATGGCGGACACTACGAAAAGAAACGTATTAAGAAGCGCCTTGTCAACAAGCAGTATCTTATTGTCGCTCGAGGTTCAGCTAAATCGATGTATGCATCTTGCATTCAGAACTACTTCCTAAATGTCGATACTGCAACCACGCATCAAGTCACGACTGCTCCTACAATGGCTCAGGCAGAAGAGGTTATGTCCCCGATTCGAACTGCCATTACAAGAGCTAGAGGGCCGCTGTATAAGTTTTTGACTGAAGGCTCTCTACAGAACACCACAGGATCAAGAGCAAACCGCTGTCAATTAGCCTCGACAAAGAAGGGAATTCAGAATTTTCTTACTGGCTCTATACTTGAGGTCAGACCGATGTCGATTGACAAGCTTCAAGGTCTGCGAGTTAAGATTGCCACAGTTGATGAATGGCTCTCTGGTGATGTTAGAGAAGATCCGATAGGTGCATTGGAACAGGGCGCGGCTAAGGAGCAGGGGTCAGCTGAAAATAATGACTACCTTATTGTTGCGATTAGCTCAGAAGGCACCGTCCGAAATGGAAGCGGCGATACAATCAAAATGGAATTGTCTGACATCCTTAAGGGCGAGTATTACAATCCGCATGTGTCCATTTGGTGGTACAAATTGGACGACATTGAAGAAGTTAATAACCCAGATATGTGGTTAAAGGCAAATCCAAATCTTGGCAAGACTGTTACTTATGAGACATATCAGCTTGAAGTAGAGCGTGCCGAGAAAAACCCTGCAGCAAGAAATGATATTCTTGCTAAGCGTTTTGGAATCCCGATGGAAGGCTATACTTATTACTTCACTTATGAAGAGACCCTTCCTCACCGTAAACGGGAATTCTGGAAGATGCCTTGCTCTCTTGGGGCAGACCTTTCTCAGGGTGACGACTTCTGTGCCTTTACTTTCTTGTTCCCGCTTTCCAATGGCAGCTTTGGTGTAAAGACTCGTAACTATATTACTGAGTTGACGCTTATGAAACTTCCAGCAGCAATGCGGACAAAGTATGATCAGTTCATGAAAGAGGGCAGTCTTGTTGTTATGCCAGGAACTGTTCTCGACATGATGGAAGTTTATGAAGATCTCGACAATCATATTTCAGAAAGAGAGTATGATGTTCGCTGCTTCGGATTCGACCCTTACAACGCTAGAGAGTTTGTCGAGCGTTGGGAGCGAGAGAATGGGCCATTCGGCATCGAGAAGGTCATCCAGGGTGCAAAAACCGAGTCTGTCCCACTTGGAGAGCTCAAGAAATTATCCGAAGAAAGAATGCTTTTGTTTGATGAAGATCTTATGACCTTCGCGATGGGCAACTGCATTACTATTGAAGACACTAATGGAAACCGCAAGCTGCTCAAGAAGCGCTATGATCAAAAGATCGATGCTGTGGCAGCTATGATGGATGCCTATATTGCGTTTAAACTTAATAGAGAAGCATTTGAATAATTGAAAGGGGGTCTTTGTAAATGGCAGAGACCGAGTATAGTAATGAGCTCTACCATTATGGTGTTCTCGGCATGAAATGGGGAGTTCGTAGGGCCGCGGCGAAGGCTCGGTCAGAACCGAAGCTTAAAAAGCGCGCTCTTAACTATGACAAGAAGTCAGCAAAACTCACGAAGAAATCTGAGCGTCTGCATGATAAGAACGACCTCGAAGGACGAAATCGCGCCGCCCGTAAGATGGCTAAGTATCGAATTAAAGAGGCAAAGGTTTCAAAGAAAGCACTTAAGGCCGTAACTGATTCAAAGCAGCTGAGATATGAGCAGAAAGCGGCTAAATATGAGTACAAAGCGGCAAAAAAGCAAATCGATGCAAACCGAATTTCTAAGATCACTGGCTACGGGCTCAAGGCTATGTCATATTCGATAAAGTCTGATAAAGTTGCAAAGAAAGCCGCCAAAACTAGGCTGAAGCTCTCGAACAATCAGCGTTATATCAACATGACTAAGCGTCGGGTGAGTGATATGCAATCGGATCCTAAGTATCAGGCGACAATTGCGGAACTCCGTAAGAAATACGGTTCCGTTATTGGATGAAGGGAGAATTCAAAATGGAACAATCTTTTGGATCCAGGCTTAAGCATGCCTGGAATGTTTTCCGAAGTCGAGACCCGACTGCTGAATTCAGGGATACTGGAGCATCATATTACAATCGCCCCGATCGCCCCAGATTCACGCGAGGCAATGAGCGGTCTATAACTACTTCGGTTTTAAATAGAATTGCTCTAGATGCATCCGCTATAGATATTCTTCATGTTCGCCTCGATAAGAATGGACGATTTTTAGAAGAAATCAATTCCGGTCTTAATAATTGCCTCACATTGAGTGCTAATACTGACCAAACCGGCAGGGCATTTAAGCAAGATGTCGTTATGTCAATGCTTGATGAGGGCTGCGTTGCAATTGTTCCGACGGATACTACGATGAATCCTAAGGTTACTGATTCGTATGACATTGAAACCATGCGTGTTGGAAAAATCATTCAGTGGCGTCCGCAGCATGTGCAGGTCCGGCTCTACAATGAGCAAACAGGAAAGAAAGAGGAACTCTGGCTTCCTAAGAAGACGGTGGCCATTGTAGAAAATCCTCTTTATGCTGTTATGAATGAGCCCAACTCAACCATGCAGCGACTAATTCATAAGCTCGGTCTTCTTGACATAACAGACGAGCAGACTGCGTCTGGTAAACTCGATTTAATCATTCAGTTGCCTTATGTAATAAAGACAGATGCTCGTCGACAGCAGGCCGAGAACAGAAGAAAAGATATAGAAATGCAGTTGGCCGGGTCCAAGTATGGTATCGCTTATACTGACGGAACCGAAAAGATTACTCAACTTAATCGCTCACTTGATAATAATCTCATGAAACAGGTTGAGTATCTTACGAACCAACTGTATAGTCAACTTGGCATTACACAAACAATTCTTGATGGTACTGCTGATGAAAAGACCATGCTTAATTACTATAGCCGGACCATCGAGCCAATCGTTTCTGCGATTGCCGATGAAATGAAACGAAAGTTTCTTACTAAAACTGCGCGTACTCAGAATCAGTCGATTGAGTTCTTCAGAAATCCGTTTAAACTGGTTCCGGTTAACGATATTGCTGAGATTGCCGATAAGTTCACTCGCAATGAGATCATGACGTCTAATGAAATTCGTCAAATTGTCGGAATGAAACCGTCTGATGATCCGAAGGCTGATGAATTGCGTAACAGCAATATTGCGGAAACAAAAGAAGATCCAGGCATGTATAAAGAGTACACGGAAAATTTAGAAGAAGGAGGATAAAATCAAAATGGAAAATTTCGATTTTAGCGGATGGGCTACCAAAGCAAATCTCAAATGCTCTGATGGCAGAGTTATCATGAAAGATGCTTTTAAGCACAATGATGGTCAGACCGTTCCGCTTGTTTGGAATCATCGTCATGATGACCCAAATGAGATTCTTGGCCACGCTCTTCTTGAGAACCGTGACGAAGGTGTTTATGCATATTGTACATTTAACGACACGGAATCTGGCAAGACTGGTAAACTGCTTGTTCAGCATGGCGACATTGTGTCTCTCTCTATTTATGCAAATCAGCTTAAACAGAATATGTCGAATGTTGTTCATGGTAATATTAGAGAAGTGAGTCTGGTGCTTGCGGGCGCAAACCCTGGCGCGTCTATCGAATCCGTTATTAAGCACGGTGAAGAATGCGAAGAGGAAGCCAGAATTTTCACTGGTGAGAATATCACAATTTTTCATAGTGATGAGGATAATGAATCGGAGGAAAAATCTGACATGAATGAAAACAACGAAGCTCTTGAGCATTCTGATGAAGAAACTGTCGGTGATGTTTTTAACACACTTACTGACAAACAGAAGGAAGCTGTCTATGCAATGATTGCTGATATTATAGATGGTGATAATGATGACAGCGATGAAATTGAACATTCTGAGGGAGGAAATGAAATGAAGCATAATGTTTTTGACACCGATGGCATGCAGGATGAGAAGGTCCTGACCCACTCTGATCTCGACCAGATTGTCGAGCTCTCTAAGACCCCGAGTATTGGCAGCTTTAAGCAGGCTCGTATGATTTACGAGAATGAGAACGAGCTGCAGCATGACGCTTTCGATGCTGAGACGATGGACATGCTCCTGCCGGAGTACAAGTACGTTGATCCGATGGAACCGAAGATTCTCTATCCCGACGACACTTGGGTGTCCAGTGTTATCAATGGCGTTCATAAGTCTCCGTATAGCCGTATTCGCACCCGTCGTGCCGATGCTCGCCAGGCTGAGCTGAAGGCTATGGGTTACCAGAAGAAGGGCGACTATAAGAAGGAGATGAAGCAGATCCAGCTGCTTGGTCGTACCCACGATGCTCAGACCGTTTACATCAAGGACAAGATCAATCGTGATGACGTTCTCGACATCACTGATTTTGATATTGTTGCTTACCAGTGGAAGATCATGCGCCATACCATGGATCAGACTCTGGCTCAGGCTATCCTGATTGGTGATGGCCGTGAGGATACCGATCCTGATAAGATCAAGGAAGACCATATCCGTCCGATCTGGCATGATGACGAGCTGTACTGCATCCATCAGGATGTTGATATCGCTGGCCAGAAGGCGAAGCTTCAGGGCACCGATACTGCGAAGAGCTTCGGCGACAACTATGTCTATGCTGAGGCAGTTATCGAGGCGGCTCTGTATTCCCGTGAGAAGTACAAGGGCTCTGGCAACCTGACCTTCTACTGCACGCCGCATCTGCTCAACGTGATGCTGCTTGCTCGTGATCTGAATGGTCGTCGTATTTACTCCTCGAAGGCAGACCTGGTTGCGGCTCTGAACGTCCGTGATATTCAGACCATCGAGCAGTTTGAGGGCCTGACTCGCCAGACTCCCGACGGTAACAAGAAGAAGCTCCTTGGCCTGTTTGTCAACCTGGCTGATTATCAGCTTGGCTGCGTTAAGGGCGGCGAGATCACGAAGTTCGATGACTTCGATATCGACTTCAACCAGTACAAGCTCCTTCTGGAGACTCGTGTCTCTGGTGCTCTTGTCGAGTGGTATTCCGCAATTGCTCTGGAAGAGCCCACTGCCTGAGTTTGGTCTATAACTCGAACATAAATAATTTTAGGAGGTAACATACTATGGCTACTGAAAGAATCTTCGATCATGCTGACGACCAGAACGTCGCCGCAATTGTTATCTATGGCAAGACTTCGCCCGACGGCAAGGCCTACACCGATAAGGGCTGCACTAAGCAGTTTACGAATGATGAGCTGAAGAACGCGTTCATCAAGCGTGCCGTCATTTGCGTTGGTACGAACTACTTCGTTCCGGTTTCCTATGCATATGCTAGCAAAGTCGGCTCCGTCAATTATGTGACCACAACCGGCTCCAGCGCCGACATTAAGACGGTTCTGACCAATCTTGCGGCTGTTGCCGACGAGTAAGTAAAGTCTGGGTGAAAATTCAAAATGGCAAAATTTTACGGTAAAATCGGCTATGCTAGTACGGTCGAAACTAAGCCTGGCGTATATGAGGAGCAAATTGTCGAACGTTCTTATTACGGAGATTTGATCCGCAATACTCGTCGGCTTCAAAGTGCCGACCAAGTTAATGATGACATTAACATCAGTAACGAAATTAGTATTGTGGCTGATCCGTATGCCACGAACAATTTTCACACTATGCGCTATGCTGTTTTCATGGGTACGAAATGGAAGATCTCGAATGTTGAAGTTTCATACCCTAGATTGATATTGACGTTGGGTGGTGTATACAATGGGCAGTAGACTTGAACTACAAAACGAGCTTGAAAAATTACTCGGATCGAGAAACGTGTATTTTCAACCACCAGCGTCGATATCGATGAAGTATCCAGCAATTCGATACTCTTTGTCCGATGTCGAAAATTGGCATGCGGATGATATCCCATTTAAGCAGGCGAAAGCCTATGAAGTAATACTTATTGACAGAGATCCCGACAACGAATATGTCGACAAATTGTCGCAGTTTAGGTACTGCAGTTTCGATCGATACTATCCTGCCGATAATCTCAATCATTATGTATTTACTCTATATTATTAAAGGAGGATTTGCTCTATGAAACTTGTCTGGGACAAAACTGGTGAACATTTTTATGAAACCGGTGTAAAGAATGGTGTCCTTTACCCCATGAGTGCAAGCGGCACCTATCCGAAGGGTGTTGCTTGGAATGGTCTTACGGCTATCACGGAGAGCCCCTCTGGCGCAGAGGCAACTGCTCTCTACGCTGATGACATCAAGTATCTTAACCTGATGTCTAATGAGGAGTTCGGCGCAACCGTTGAAGCTTATACTTACCCCGATGAATTCGCCGAGTGTGATGGCTCTGCGTCGCTTACTGAAGGTGTGTACATTGGCCAGCAGGCTCGTAAGACTTTCGGTCTGTGCTATCGTACGACTCTTGGTAACGATGCCAAGGGCAACGACTATGGCTACAAGCTCCATATTATCTACGGCGCGATGGCTTCCCCGTCCGAGAAAGCGTATTCGACCATCAATGATAGTCCGGACGCGATCACGTTCTCGTGGGAGCTGAGCACCACTCCTGTTGCAGTGGCTAACTTCAAGCCGACTGCTTCTCTGACTATCGATTCTACTAAGGTTGATGCTGCGAAGCTCACCGCGCTTGAAGAAATTCTCTACGGTAAGGATGGCACTGGCGAAGATCATACTACCGGTGCGGTCGACCCCCGTCTTCCCCTTCCGGATGAGATTGCGACTCTCATGAAGGCGTCGATCTAATATTATTTAACGTTATGGGCCTCACTTAATCGTGGGGCCCTTTTCTAAATTTGAAAGGAGAAATTACTAATGCTTAAGGAAACTATTAAATACACGGATTACAATGGCGTTGAGAGAACTGAGGACTTCTGGTTCCATCTGTCTAAGGCGGAACTCATGGAGTGGGAGATGGGCACTACCGGCGGTCTTACCGAAATGATCAAGCGCATTGTCGATGCTCAGGATGCACCGGCGATTATCAAGATCTTCAAGGAGCTTGTTCTCAAGGCTTATGGCCAGAAGAGCCCCGATGGTAAGCGTTTCATCAAGTCCGAGGAACTTGCGACTGAGTTCTCCCAGACCGAGGCGTATTCTCAGCTCTTCATGGAGCTGGCGACGGATGCAGACAAGGCTGCTGCGTTTGTTAACGGGATTATGCCTAGTGATGTGGCAGAAAAAGCAGCCGCGGCTCCTGTCGCAATCTAACCAGCAAGGAGATTAAGAGATGCTCCAGATAACTGTTCCTGGAAGAGAACTCTTCGATGAAGAACGTGGGCAATTCCTTGTTGTCAGAGAGCAGACTTTGCAACTGGAGCATTCTCTTGTCTCTCTTTCAAAATGGGAATCAAAATGGTGCAAGTGTTTCTTTTCTAAAGAAGATAAGACACGAGATGAGACCATTGACTATATAAAGTGCATGACAATCACAAGAAATGTACCATCCGAAGTATACTTGTGTTTGACTCGATCGAACATCGACGAGATTAACAAGTATATCGCTGCTCCTATGACCGCTACATATTTTTCAGATGAGAAGAATACTGGTCCTAGTCGAGAGCAGATAACTTCTGAATTGATATATTATTGGATGATTGCACTTAACATTCCATTCGAATGCGAAAAGTGGCATTTGAATCGTCTGCTTACTCTCATCAAGGTGTGCAGCATTAAGAATGAGCCGCCTAAGAAGAGAAGCAGGCATGAAATTATGTCCAGAAACGCAGCTTTAAATGCTGCACGAAGGAAGAAACTAAACACGAAAGGGTGATAATTATGAGCAATAGCCCTCTTGTTAGCTATACTAGGATTAGTCCTTGTAGAAATCCTAGGAATCATAAAATCGATACAATTACTATTCACTGTGTAGTTGGCCAGGCTAGCGTTGAAGGTCTTGGCGCCTTGTTTGCTAATTACAATACTCAGGCATCGGCTAATTATGGAATTGGCTCTGATGGAAGAATCGGCATGTATGTTGAGGAAAAAGACCGTTCCTGGTGCTCCTCGAGCAGCTCGAATGACCATAGGGCAATTACAATTGAATGCGCTTCGGATGCATACTATCCGTATGCTATTAATAACGCCGTCTATGGGTCTCTTATCGATTTGCTTGTCGATATTTGTATTCGAAATGGGATCGAATCTCTTAAATGGAAGGCTGACAAAAGTCTCATTGGATACCCAGAAGAGCAGAACATGACCGTTCATAGATGGTTCTACAATAAGTCTTGCCCCGGTGACTACATCTATGATCGTCTCTATGACATCGCTGCGGAAGTTAATGAACGATTGGAGGATTATTATATGACTCAGGATACTTTTAATAAAATGTTTGATACTGCTATGGCCAGATATCGCGCCCAGCTTCAGGATAATGATGCTTCTAACTGGAGCAAGGAGGCACGCGGCTGGGCTGTCAAGAACGGCCTTATTGCGGGCGGTTCGGACGTCGAGTTTAATGGCATGTGGGAAGATTACATGACTAGAGAGCAGCTTGTTGCGGTTCTTTATCGGTTTGCCGAACTTATGGGCAAGTAATACATTTCGGAAGTAGGGATGAACATTGATAAGGTTCAGACAAAAGGGTGACTTTTCTAATTTAAATCGATTCTTAGAGAGAGCAAAGAACGTTATTAAAATTGGCGAACTTGACAAGTATGGTCGAGAAGGCGTGGCTGCTCTTGCGTCTGCAACCCCTGTTGATTCCGGGTTGACTGCCGATTCATGGTATTACGAAGTAAAGCATCAAAATGGAAAAGCTTCAATAAATTTTTATAATTCTAATCTAAATGAAGGTGTGCCCATTGCCATTATATTGCAGTATGGGCATGGAACCGGAAATGGCGGCTGGGTTGAGGGACGAGATTACATCAATCCTGCAATTCAGCCGCTTTTCGATACGATAGCAAATAACGCATGGAAGGAGGTCACTGAATCATGAGCAAAAAAGTAGATGAAAGAGTCGTAGAGATGCGGTTCGAGAATGGGCAGTTTGAGAAAGGTGTGGCGCAGTCCACAGAGAGTCTTAATAAGCTCAAGAAGAGTTTGAATCTCGAAGGCGCTGCAAAAGGCCTTGAGAATGTGAACTCCGTTGCAAAAAATACATCTGGAATTGAAAGTTTAGCGGCCAGTCTTGAAAAAGTTGAGCACCGATTCTCCACTATGGGGATCGTCGGTATGCGAGTAATCGAGAATCTCACCGACTCCGCTATGCGTTTTGCAAAGAAAACCGTTGGTTTTGTAACCGGTGGCATTATCAATGGCGGTAAAAGAAGAGCCATGAATCTGGAGAATGCAAACTTCCAGCTTCAGGGACTTCTTAAGAATGAAGAAGCTGTTGCCGCTGTTATGCAGAATGTCAGCGATGCTGTCGACGGAACGGCATACAGTTTGGATGCAGCCGCAAAGGTGGCTTCTCAGTTAGCAGCATCTGGCATGAAGGCCGGGGATCAGATGTTCTCGGCCCTTAGAGGTGTTGCAGGCGTCGCCGCGATGACAAACAGCTCTTATGAAGATATTGGCCGAATCTTTACTCAGGTTGCCGGCCAGGGTCGAATAATGGGTGACCAGCTTCTCCAGCTATCTGGTAGAGGCATGAATGCGGCCGCAACGTTAGCCAGTTATTTGACTAAGATTGGCGACGGTACTAAATATACAGAAGCCCAAATTCGAGATATGGTGTCAAAGGGCCAAATTTCATTTGATACTTTTGCCGCTGCTATGGATGATGCCTTTGGCGAGCATGCGAAAGCTGCTAACAGTACATTCGAAGGCGCGTTGTCAAACATTAAGTCGGCCCTTGGACGAATCGGTGCAGACTTTATTAAACCGCTTATAGCCCAAAACGGCCCATTTGTTAATCTCTTCAATGCCATTCGAAAGAAAGTTAACCAGATTCATGAAATAACTAAGCCGATCGCGGAGTGGACAACCAAGACCATTGGCAATATGGTTAATAAGTTGGCCGGGTTTTTAGAGAAGTTAGATATTAAGAACCCATTTGCGAAAGTTAATGGCGGAGATGTCGCTAAGACAACAAAGGCTTTTAATTCCGCTGCAGATGCAGTTGGCAATGCTGCGCAGAGTTTGGAACATTTTCAAGACATTGCGGTCAGAGTTATTCGCGGTGAGTTTGGCAATGGCGCCGAGCGAGTAAAAGCTTTAGCAAATGCCGGTGAGGATTATGCTAAAGTTCAGACACTCGTTAATAAAGTTTGGCTTCGTAATGGCAAGAACTGGTCTGACTGTACTGTAAAAGCTGAGGAACTTGAAGAAGTCATCGGAAGTCTGTCTGATACCGAACTTAAAAGTCTCGGATATACTGAAGAGCAGTCAGAATCTCTTAAAAATCTTGCTCAGCAGGCTAAGGACACCGGGAAACCGATTAGTGAGCTGATCAATAATCTTCAGACTCCTACTAAGAAAGACCTTTTTCTGGATGCTATTCAAAATGGTTTAAAGGGGCTTTCAAAGGTTCTTAAAACCGTTAAAACCGCATGGAATGACGTCTTTTCTCCTAAGAGTTTATCAGATGGCGTTTACAAAGCGGTAGAGAATTTGCATGCTCTTTCTGAAAAGTTTGTTATGACCGATGAAACGGCGGATAAGCTTCGAAGAACGTTCAACGGGCTTTTCTCAGCATTAAGCGTTATTAAGAATTTTGTTGGCGGAACCGTGGCAGTCGCTCTTAGAGTTGTGTCGAAACTATTGTCTTCATTACACATTAGTCTTCTTGACGTGACCGCAGCGGTTGGCGATGCAATTACAAAATTTAAAGAGTGGCTTAACTCTAATAACATATTTGTTAGAACGTTTGGTGCAATTGCTACTAATGCTCAGAAGGCAGCTTTGGCAATTCGAGACTGGGTTAAGGCTTTTATTGAATTGCCTGTCGTTCAGAAAACCGTGACATCAGTAAAAACCGCTATAGTTAATGCGTTTAATGCGACTAAAGAAGCCTTTTCTGATGGTAAAAAGCGGATTGCAGATTTTATCGATAACTGGAAAGATCTTGATAAAATAACCCTTGATAATCTCAAGGCGATGCTTATTGATTTCAAGAAGAATGTTTTAGACGAGTTCTTTAAAGTTAATTTTAACTTCAGCTTCAAAGGTATAACCAATAAAGTTAAAGGCTTAAAGACGTCTATGAAGACCGAACTTAGGTCTGCAACTAGTATCCTTGATGGGTTTAAGACGTCGCTCTTTAATCTCGCTGAAGAAGTTCGATCCAAAGTTCGAATTGGCGACATTTTTGGTTACGGTATGGCCGCCTTGATGGTTAAGTCCGTGATGGACATTGGAAAGTCTCTTGAAATGCTGGAAGGTCCTCTTGCTGGTGTCACCAGTGTAGTTAAAGGGCTTGCCGGAATTGAGAAATCCATCTCTAAATACATCGATGCTAAGACGTTCATAGATAGATCTAAAGCTATTAATGTTCTGGCTACTGCTATTGTTAAGCTTGCAATTGCTGTCGCACTTCTTGTTGCGAGCATGTATGTCATCAATGACATAAATCAAAATGGAGAACTTTCGACACCACTTCTTACACTTATCGGATTGATGGGCATGCTTGCGCTTCTTGCGTATGCGGTCAGCAAAGTTAATTTTTCAGGTATAGCCAAGATTTCTGGAATAATGTTTTCTATCGGAGGAGCTATTGCTTTACTGGCTCTTGCACTTAAGACAATGGACGGGCTGAGTTCTGATGATAAGACATACAAAAATGCCGTAGTATTAATTGCACTAATTGGAGTTCTTGGCGTTGTGGCTGTAGCACTTGGGGAACGAGTGCCTCAGCTTTCAAAAGGCAGTATAGCTATTATTGCTTTTGCGGCAGCTGTATATATACTCGCTAAAGCACTTAAAAGCATTAGCAAAATTGATAAAGATAGTCTAAATCGATCTTTTGCGACTCTTGTTGGCCTGATTTTAGCACTTAGTATAGCGGCACAGGGGCTTAAGGGCCTTTCATTTTCTGGTGGAGTTGGCCTTATTGCTATGGTCATCGCTTTAAAATTGTTAATGAGCGCTCTTGACGATCTATGCAATTTTGATGGAAATAAGATAGCAGAAAATCTTCTTACTATTATCGGCATACTTGGGATCCTGGCTGCATTAATGGCAATCACAAATCTTGCCGGAACAAATGCAGCTACTGGTGGAATTGGCATGCTGGCTTTGGCTGCAGCAATGTACACTATGGTCAAAGCTGTCAAAGCAATGGCTGAAATATCCCAGGATGATCTCAAGCGGATAACACCGATTCTTATCTCTCTTCTTGGCATTTTTGGAGTGCTGATTGCCGTTTCAAATCTCGCAGGACAATTTGCCCATCGAGCTGGAATGATGCTGTTGATGGCTGCGGGTTCCTTGCTAATTCTTACCGGTGTTATTGTTGTTCTTAAGAATATGAGTCCCGATGGTCTTTGGAAAGCAGTTGGCGTTATTGCAGTTCTTGAGGCTATGTTCGCTGGGTTGATTGCGGTTACGCATCTTGCCAAGGATTGCAAGTCAACACTGGTGCTTTTAACTGTGACGATTGCGATGATGACTGTTGCGCTTATGACGTTGGCGCACCTCGATCCCGCATCTCTTGATGCTGCAAAGAGTGCACTGGCGTCAGTTATTGCAACGTTTGCATTGCTTGTTGCTGCTACCGGGATGTTTAAGGGTGAAGATCTTGCGAAAAAGTTTGGCGGATTGATGAGCCTTGTTCTTGTAACTGGGATTCTCGCTGCTATTATTGTCGGCATGGCTAAACTTTCCCCGGATCAAGCATTGCCGTGCGCACAGGCGCTTGCCGTACTTCTTACAGCATTGGCAGCTTCTTTATTTATTCTCAGCATCGCTGGGAAAGATGCAGATGAAGCAATGGCAGCCGCATACAAGATGACCGGCGTGGTATTGATTCTTGGAGCAATTCTTACTGCAATGTCTGCGCTTAATGCCTCGAATGCTGTTGAGAATGCTAAAGGGTTATCGCTTTTACTGCTCGCACTCTCTACGAGTATGGTCATACTTTCTACTTTCGGTGGCGACGTTAGTGGCAAAGCGATTATTGCTGCCTATGCAATGTCCGGTGTTCTCGCGATCCTCGGACTTGTTTTAGCTGAAATGACTGCACTCAATGTCTCGAATGCTATCGAGAACGCTGCGGCACTGTCAATTCTTGTTGTGTCGCTGTCCACTGCATGCGTACTTCTCGCATTTGCTGGATCACTTGGAGCAGCAGCAATAATTGGTGTTGGATCATTAGCGGCCCTAATCGTAGCAATTGGCGGTATTATGTACGGCATTGGGGCACTTTCTCAGTATCAGCCTAGTATGGATGAGTTCCTCGATCATGGCATTGTTACTCTTGGTAAGATCGGCGAAGGTCTCGGTAATTTTATCGGAAGCTTTGTTAAAATGTTTGCCGAGACTGCTGCTTCGGCTTTACCGTCGATTGGTACCAGTTTGTCGATGTTCATGGTCAATCTTATACCGTTCGTAACGGCCGGTAAGATGATCGGGAGTGATACATCCCTTCTTGACGGCATTGTAGCAATCACCAAGGCGGTTCTTCTTCTTACCGCGGCCGACTTCTTAAGCGGGCTCGCTAGTCTCATTGGATTAGGGACCTCGTTTACGGGGCTTTCTGAGAAATTCAAAGCTATCGGAGAAGCCATGACGGCGTTCAGTAACGCCACTACGGATGTAAACTCCGAACAAATTAAGGCATCTGCTGAGGCAGCTGCTTCTTTAACTGAGGTTCTTAAATCGCTTCCTAAAGAAGGTGGTTGGTGGCAAACCGTATTTGGCGGGCAAGATCTTTCTGGCTTTAGCTCTAAATTGGAGGATTTTGGCAATGCTCTTACTAGTTATGGTAATTCCGTTGCAGAACTCAAAGTCGACGCTATTAACAATTCTGTTCCGGCAGCGAATAGTCTTGTCGAGGTTCTTAAATCACTTCCCAATAGTGGCGGAACACTTCAGGAGTTTTTAGGTAACAAGGACATGACGTCTTTCTCCAATGATATTAGCGGTTTTGGAACTGCCCTTGTCAGCTATGGAGAATCAGTTACAGACCTAAAAGTCGACGCTATTAAAAACTCTGTGCCGGCTGCGGAGGCTCTCGCAGATTTCGTGAAGGCACTTCCGAGCAGTGGCGGCGCATGGCAGAAGGTTTTCGGCAACAAGAATGCGAGCGATTTTAGTAATCAGCTGGAAGCTCTTGGCACTAGTATGAAGAACCTGTCAAACACACTCAGTGAGGTTGAATTTTCATATTATGATTCAGCAGCCACTGCATTAAACTCCATTACCGAAGCAGTTGCAAATTTCAATGTCGGCAGCCTTAATTCTATAGTAACTTCTATTGGTGGTCTCGGGACTCAGGCATCGACCGCATTCACCACTAACGTTGAGCAGTCAGCAATCAAAAATGCATTTGATGCACCACTTAATAAGGCCGTGTCTTCGGCTAGAAGTGGTATGTCAAAATTTTACGATGCTGGTAGATACCTTGTAGCCGGGTTTGCGAACGGCATACGAGACAATATTTATCTGGCCCAACGAGCTGCTATAGCGTTGGCCGACAATACGGAAAGTGCTGCAAGATCTAGACTTCGTATAAATTCTCCTTCTAAAGTCTTTAGAAAGATTGGCGCTGGCGTTCCTGAAGGGTTTGCTCAGGGCATAGAACGCTTTAGCTATCTTGGAACCATGGCAGTCAATGACATGAGTAACGATGTCATCGACTCTGCAAGCAAAGTATTGTCTAATGTTACAGCTGCTTTGACTGACGATGTCAACACTCAGCCGATGATCAGGCCGATTGTTGATTTGAGTAATGTCGAGAGTAGTTCCGATGCAATAAGCAATATGCTCGCTATGGACCCGACAGTTAGCGCATTCTCAAATGTTCACTCGATTAGCGCGATGATGAACCGTAATCAAAATGGAGTTAATGATGATGTTGTTTCGGCCATTAAGGACCTTGGAAAGACCATCGGAAAAGCGTCTGGTGACACCTACCAGATCAATGGTATAACCTATGACAGTGGATCTGAAGTGTCTGATGCAATTCAGACTCTTATTCGCGCATCTATTATAGAGGGGAGGAGATAAGTATGGCTTATATTGTCACAATCGATAGAATCGAGACAGAAAGCGGCAGCACGCGAAACCTTTTTGCAACATGGTCCAATGAGGCTTTTGACCACTTAGACCATTACAAAGTCAGATGGTGGTATTCGACCGGAGACGATAATGGTTTTGTCGGAAGTGAAGAAGAAACTATATGGAAGTATGCAAGATGGTCAGCTCCTGATAATGCCACAAAAGTAACACTTCAAGTCATACCTGTCTCCGCCACCTATACGGCAAATGATACAGAGGTTAGTTACTGGTGGGGTGAATGGGCTCAAAAGAGCATTTATTTTGGGGCCGATACTCCGCCAGAAACTCCCCCAACGCCTTCGGTTTCGGTGAAGGACTATAAATTGACTGCCAGTCTTGATAATCTTAATCCAATTGAGTATGAAGGTAGGACTAACTGGATATATTTCGAAGTCGTTCGAAACGACCAGTACGTTGTGGTTTCTGAAGGAAAGGCCAAGATTATAACCGGCCATGCTCAATTTTCTTGCGACATTGGCGCTGGCGGCGAGTATAAGGTCAGAGCAAAGGCTGTTCGAACGCATAAATCCAAAACGGTAGTCAAATCGTACACAAGGAATCAATCCATCGGTGCTCTATCTGGAACTAAATTTGACGCTGCGAAGAATACAATGCAGAACATAACATTCACTATTGTGGAAACTGATGTTCCTGATGATCAGGGTATTAGTGAATGGTCGGATTATTCTTCGAATGTTCACACAAAACCGGAATCTTCGGATGGTTTGCTTATAACCACATGCCGCGCTCAAACAAAGACATCTGTATATTTGGCTTGGTCTAAGGTCACTGGAGCTACGACATACGATATTGAGTATGCAACTAAGAAAGAATATCTTGGGTCTTCTGACGCGTCATCTACTGTAAGTGGCATTCAGTATACTTATTACGAAAAGACAGGACTCGATACCGGAGCTGAATACTTTTTCCGACTGCGAGCCACTAACGATGCCGGAAGTTCCGATTGGTCTCCAATTGTTTCGGTCATTCTTGGCAAAACTCCTTCGGCTCCAACCACATGGTCGTCTTCTACAACATGCATGATTGGGGATAATCTGATTCTTAGTTGGCTTCACAATGCGGAGGATGGGTCAACCCAAACATATGCACAAATTGAGATCTATGTCAATGACGTAAAAGAAACGCATACCATTGACAGCACCACGGAGGAAGATGATAAGAAGACGATGTCTTATACTGTAGACACGTCTTCTTATTCAGAAGGAAGTAAAATCCAGTGGCGAGTCCGTACTGCTGGTGTCACAAAAGATTATGGCGATTGGTCCATTCAGAGAACGGTTGATATCTATGCTGTTCCCTCGTTGAATCTTGCGGTTACCGATTCAACTGGAAGTACAGTTCAGACTCTTACCTCATTTCCAATAAATATTTCGGCTACGGCGGGTCCTGCTACTCAATCTCCAGTTGGTTATTATTTAACGATTGTTGCAAATCAGGCGTATACGGCGACGGACCCGATTGGAAACCATAAGAGTATTGGTCCTGGGGATGAGGCGTATTCTAAGTACTTTAGCATACCAACCAATAGCATATCAACCAATCTGTCGGTAACATTATCTGCAGGAGACGTGGCTCTTCAAAATGGAATATCTTATACGATCGTCTGCACAGTTTCGATGGACTCCGGTCTCAATGCATCAAGCACGTTTTCCTTTACGGTCGGCTGGACCGCAACCTCCTATACGCCGAACGCTGAACTTGGAATCAATTATGACTCAGTGTCTGCAATTATTCGTCCGTATTGTAAGGATAGCACTGGCGTGCTTATGCAGAATGTTACTTTGGCTGTTTATAGAAGAGAGATCGATGGGTCGTTTACTGAAATTATGTCGAATCTTAATAATGCTGAAGGCACGTTTATAACTGACCCGCACCCAGCGCTTAATTATGCACGGTATCGAGTAGTAGCAACCGATGCCACAACCGGTGTCATCTCATATTCTGACTTGCCATTATTCCCAGTCAATGAAAGGGCTTGCATTATTCAGTGGAATGAGGAATGGCGTTCATTTGATTCTGTAAACTCCGATCGCTATGTTGAACCGGTTTGGTCTGGATCATTCTTGCGTCTGCCATATAACATTGATGTGAGCAATTCCTACTCTGTTGATAACTCACTTGTAGAATACATCGGTCGCAAGCATCCGGTTAGTTACTATGGGACACAGCTTGGAGAAGGAGAGACTTGGAATGTTGTGATTCCAAAGTCCGATATCGAAACATTGTATGCACTTCGTAGATTAGCAGTATGGACTGGAGATGCTTACGTTCGTGAGCCGTCCGGAAGCGGATACTGGGCAAATGTTGGTGTCGCGTTTAGCCAGAAGCATCGTGAGATGACAATCCCAGTTACACTTACAATCAAGAGAGTCTCAGGAGGTATCTGATATGCCCGATTGGACCGCATCAATGCAGCAGACATTCGAGTACTATATTGTCGATCCTAAAAGTTGGAGAGACATAAAAAGGCTCGAGAATGTTAAATCCTGTACGATTAGCAGGGATTCCGACGCAGATACACTCGGTTCTGCCACTTTCGAATTGTCTGAAGTTATCGGCGAATGTTATGTCAGAGTTTATCTCATAACGATTCAAAATGGAGTTCAAGAACGTTTCCCTCTAGGAACATATTTGCTTCAGACGCCTGAGTCTTCTTTTGACGGTAAACGGAATAGCATGTCAGTCGATGCTTACACGCCATTGCTAGAGCTCAAAGAAAGCATGCCGCCTGTCGGGTACTATATACCAAAAGGGCGGAAGGCAATGGAGGATGTTTACACTTTAACTCGTGAGCATCTCAGGGCGCCAGTAGTTAAAGCAGAGTCTTCTGCGATACTGTTCTACGATTTTGTAGCAAACACATCTGATACATGGCTCGCATTCTTGACTGATCTGGCCTCATATGCTAAGCACAAATTCGATCTTGATGAAATGGGGCGTGTACTATTTGCGCCCCATCAAGATACTGCTTCTCTTCAGCCTATGTGGGAGTATAATGATGGAAATAGTTCGATTCTATATCCTGATCTGACATATAAGCACGACATGTATGGTGTTCCGAATGCGATCGAGGTCATATATTCTGATGGAAACAATAATTTTTACACTAAAATTGTAAATGACGATCCAAACAGCCCAATTTCTACTGTAAACCGAGGGCGAGAGATCATGGAGAGAGAAAGTAATCCAAGCTTGATTGGTTATCCTACAGATGATGAAATTAAAGCGTATGCAGAGCAAAAACTGCGAGATCTTTCAAGTCTTGAGTACACCGTGTCATACACGCATGGTTATTGCCCAGTACGAGTCGGTGACTGTGTGCGCTTTAACTACTCTCGTCCAGGACTTAACGGAATTAAAGCTAAGGTCATAAGTCAAACAATCAAATGTCAGCCGGGTGTTCCGGTTAGCGAGAAAGCAGTATTTACTACTAAATTATGGGAGGGGTGATAGTTCATGCCTTTATCTAGTGAGTTAGTATCTCAGTTTGCAAAACTTGCAAGCAATAAGCCAAAAGAAGAAAAAGAGTCTACTGCTTATGGCACAACCGTTATTCAAAATGGAAATAAATACGTAAAGCTGGATGGCTCTGAATTACTCACCCCGGCATCGTTCACAACTAATATTGCCAATGGTGAGCGTGTTACTGTGCAGATAAAGGACCACATGGCGATTGTCACAGGTAACATTACATCTCCTGCCGCTAGAACAAGCGAAGTAAAAGAGGTCGGAGATAAGGCAAACGCCATTAAAAACGATGTCGATTCTCTAAGAGGCGAGGTTGCAACCGAAGAAATTAGATATTATTTATTGCAATCTTCGACTTTGGCAGCCCCGGAAAAGCCATCTACTTATCCGCCTCCGTCCACTTGGGTGACGACTGAGCCAATCTATTCCAACTCCAATAACGATTCTGATACTTTATATTTTGTTGTATGCACCGTGTATACAAATGGAGAATTTAAATATTCAGATGTGTTGATATCTAGCACATATGAGTCAATCCGAAATGCAGAGACACGAATAAATCAGACCAAAAGCAGCATTGATTTTTCAATTACGGAACAGATTACAACCGTTCGTACAGATTACAAAACTTACACCGATAACGCTCTCGGTAATTATGTTGATAAGACCTCCTACGATGATGATAAAAAGAATACGGACGATAAAATGCTCAATATAGAGGACGATCTTTCCCATAAAGCTACTAAAGATGACCTCGATGGATTTGCTACTTCTGAACAGTACAATGAAATACGAAAGTATATAACATTTGATAAAGATGGAATTAAAATAAGTTCTGATTCAACATATGATAATGACAATCCAAATGCTAAGCATCTGACATTAGCTCTTGATAATGAAGATATTAAATTTGAAAATAATGGGGTAGTTATCGGGAGATGGGACGGATCAAATTTCTATACTGGCGATATAGTTGTGGAACTTAACCAAAGAGCCCAGTTTGGTAACTTTGCATTTGTCCCTAGGTCTGACAAATCGCTTATGTTCCTTAAAGTTCATGATTAATTTTTATATGATTGGAGGGCCGGTTTATGATATCGGAAACATCCGAGGCCTTTGGCACATCAAATCAATTTATTAAATATAGAATTACTGTAACGGAAAACTCCTATAGTGTGGAAAATAATTCGTCAAATGTTACTGTAAGTATCAACTTTTATAGAACAAATACTGGGTACACGACTTACGGAAACGGAACTGTTTATTGCTTCATATACAACGACACATACTCGCAAACCGTTACCTCCAGCGATGCAATAACAAATAGCGGCATTGATCTGTTTACAGAAACTTTAGATATACCGCATAATGAAGATGGAACCAGAAATTTAAATGTTGCTGCATACATTAGCCACGAGCGGTTTACGTCCGACAGTCACGATTTTTATGTTGATTTAACCACGATTCCAAGAGTCTCTGAAATGACTTACCCAATAACTTGGACTCTTGGGGACGAGCTTTCGTTTACAATTGATAGAAAATTGAGCTCATTCAGAGACACCTTGTCATATCATTGTACATATACTGAAAACGGGGTTCCGAAAGCATATTCTGGAGATATTCTTACTAAAAGTTCAGCTACTAGTGCGAAATTTACGCCGCCGTTTGATTGGGCAAAGCATTCTCCAAATGTGATTCGAGGGATGGCTTCTTTTACACTCTCAACATATGATAGTTCCGGAACTTTAATCGGATCAACAGTAAAAAATAGTTGGTTCACGATACCGGACACTGTAATCCCAGACTGCTCAATATCTTTATCAGATACTTCATCAATTTGGGTATCTGGCAGTAAAAAGAGTTGCCTTGAGTATTTTGGAAAATATGTTTCTGGCGTGTCCGCAATTTATGCAGAAATAACTGCATCTGGAGCATATGGTTCGACGATAAAATCATATTCTGGGAGTTATCCAGGGGGCTCATTCTCGACTCGATCATTTAATATTTCAACAAGCGGGCTGTCTGGTGCATGCCAAATTGATGCAACAGTTCGAGATAGCCGAAACAGAAAAAATTCCGCATCTGCATCCGCCAGCATCGCAGAATATTCGCCTCCAAAAGTCACAGCTCTTTCCGTTCGTAGGTGCAAGTCAAAGACGGATAGCACAGAAGACGAACAGGGCAATTACACTCAGGTCACTTACGGATATGAAATTGTTAATGTCGCCGGAACAAACAAGAATGCAAAAAGCATAGTGCTTAAGTACAAAACGACTTCAGGATCGGAATCTGAATGGATAACCCAAAATCTCACTGCATCTGCCTATTCTGGAACCGGATCTATTATTCTTGAAACTTCTTCTGACAATTCTTATGTGTTTTCATTTACCGTTAGTGATTCAATTTCGTCGTCTTCAAAATCGACATCAGTTTCAACCGGCTATTGTATTTATCATGTTCCGGCATCTGGAAAAGGAATTACCTTCGGTGGCATTGCTGAGGGTGATGGATTTAATGTCAAAATGCCGGCAACTTTTTCATCGACAATAAATGCTAGTGGGAATTTCGTTGGTCAATATGTAACTGGGACATGGCTTCAAACAGTGTCGGCGACCGATCTTGGTAGAAAACCGCCTAAAGTCGCCGTCATCGACGAATCCGGATGGATTTATTCAAGGGCGTTGAGCGCTCTCATTTTGGAGGCAGTGTATCCTGTCGGGAGTATCTACATTAGTGTTAACAGCACTTCGCCTCAGACATTATTCGGTGGAACATGGGAAGCCATCAAAGGTAAGTTTCTGCTCGGGCAATCTAGTGCACATACAGCCGGTAGCACGGGAGGCGAGGAGACTCATACATTGACAATGGGTGAAATGCCAGAACACACGCATCCTATGTACTCTGGTAATGCTGGTGGCGACAGTGAGTGGACGCCAGATGAAGGAGCTTATCTTGTTGATAGTGTAACTCAGACAAAGACAACCTGGTGGGCTAGACTTGGCATGAGCTATGCTGGCGGCGGAAATGCACATAATAACATGCCTCCGTACCTCGCGGTATATATGTGGAAACGTACGGGTTAAAAACATATTTTAGAAAGGAAAGATAATTATGAACATTAACTGGAAAGTGCGTATTAAGAACAAATCTTTTTGGCTGGCTCTTATTCCGGCCCTGCTTCTGCTTGTGCAGGTGATTGCAGCCCCGTTTGGCTACAATTGGGATTTTGCGGGCCTCGGAGCACAGCTTACGGCCATTATTAATGCTATTTTTGCAGTGCTTGCTATTCTCGGCGTTGTTAACGACCCGACTACGTCTGGCATGACTGACAGTAAGCAGGCTATGACTTACGAAGCACCTAAGAAAGATAAGTAAACTATATTTAAGAGGGTTCGCGATTCAAGCAAGCCCTCTTCTTTTTTTCTATTTCGCGTAAAAAACATAGTGTATTATGAAAAGAAATCACTTGAAAAATTTTACATATGAAGGAGAATTATTATGTGCATTACTACTGATGGTCTGGTAGTTACGTACGAAGAGTTTCTTGATCTTGTAATTAACGGCAAGTAAATTCTTTAAAGGAGGAGTCCTAACAAGGGCTCTTTCTTTTTGTACGCGAAGAAAACATATAGTATTATGAAACACGAAAGGAGAGTATTACTATGAACAAAATTGTCAAAAGTATTATTATTGGACTCGGTGCTTTGGCTGCGATGGAGACATTCTTTGCAATGGGAAAAGGATACGCACTCGGCGTCACTAAATACGTTGAGCGCAATTCCGATATCGATTGCGAGGAATTTGTTGACTCGATTGGCAGCTGCAAACGCCCGAGCGCAAAATTCATCGCTTTTGTGGCAAAAACTACTGAGTATGACCTGTCTACACGTGATGAAAAAGAGGAGTCCTAACAAGGGCTCTTTCTTTTTGTACGCGAAGAAAACACCCGCTTTTATGCAAAACTATTAAAGGAGGATTTTATTATGACTTGGAAACAGATTGAGACTAGTCGCGAAATCAGACTTTGGATCGGGCAGATTATTGTCCCCACAATCACACTTGCGGGGATGGCCATGTCCATTCCGGAAGTTCGAGAAGCGGTCGGCTCTAAGGCAAGGAAAATGAAAGAGACTATTAATAGTAAGCTTCATAAAGGTTGAGCCGCATAGGCTCTTCCTTTTATTTTTTGAAAGGAGATTTATTATGTATTGGTGGATTGCTATTTCTTTTGCGATCGGTGTACTTATCTCGGTTTTATTTAACGAGCTTATATCCGGGTATGGGATTCTAAAAATTGATCACTCTGACCCAGAAAAAGATATATATAGAATCGTGATTACAACCGATCTTGACAAATTGCCGAGAAAAAAGCGAGTAGTTTTGAAGATCGAAGATAATGCCGATCTTTCGTGATATTTACAGGTTCTATTATGGAACGTATTTGTTCACATCATTAAGGAGGAATTTATAATGAGAATCGAAACCATGTTGCATGATGGGATTGAGGACGGGTTCAATGAACTGAAAAAGATTCAAGTTGGTACCGAGGAGTATAAATCCACCGTAGATGGACTGACAAAGCTTTTGGACAGAGCTATCGAGATCGATAAGATCGACGCTGAAGCTCAGACCAATGCCGACAATCGCGAGATTGAGAATAGCATTGAACTGAAAAAGATTGCGGATGATCGTAAAGATCGAGTTATTAAGAACTGTCTTACGGCGGCCAGTATCATCTGCACGGCGGGTATTACTGTCTGGGGATCTCTTAAGTCTTGGAAATTCGAGGAAACCGGAGTTGTCACGTCTGGACCGGGACGAGAATTCATGAGAAGAATCTTTCATTCGATGAAGTAAACGTATATGGTCAATTATAGGAGATTATTTAAACATAGTCTCCTATTTTTTTCGCGACAATAACACTCTGTATTATGGAACCAAATTAGTGTATTAAAAGGAGGCTAATATTATGATGGTACTTGGTTTTATTGTCGTAATTTTGGGTTGTATTATGATTGCAAAAGGTTCATCTAATAGAGACTCTTAAATGAGTCTCTTATTTTTCGCGTTAGAAACAATGTGTATTATGACACATATTAAAAAATGGAGGTAAATAATATGATGACATTTACGCTGCTGGTTGCTGTCGCAATTTTGGTTGCTGTGGCTGCAGTGCTTACAATTCTTATTGGAGGCACATCGGTCATTGTGGTCTATGGCGACATCATTCTGTGCGCGGTATTTATCGTCCTTATTATTAAAGCTTGCTTTTTTAATAAGAAGAAGTAAAAGGTTGAGCCTTAACGGGCTCTTCCTTTTTTTTTATTTGCGCGAAAAATACACACTCTTTAGTGAAAGAATAAGCAAATTCGAAAGGAGTAATTTATTATGAAATGGACTATGAAACCTATCACTTGGGGTGCTTACTTTAAACTATCTGCGATTGCTACTGCTATTTATGCAGTAGGATGCACGACGTACTTAATTGCTGAGTACCATGAAGAAGTGGCGGATGCTTTCAAGAAGTTCTTTTGTAAGAAGAGCTAATTCCGTTTGCGGATTCAGCAAGATGGGAGTCTAAGGAAACTTAGGCTCTCTTCTTTTTATAAGGAGGTTTCTATGCTATTTTATGATTATTATACCGGAACATATTTCGAGTCTTCTATCGTTAATGTCCAGCAAGAAGCCCGCAGGCATAATCAGAAAGTCAGTCAGGAAAAAGCGACTATGGACGATGGGCTCGAATGCTGGATTATATTCTTAGAGCCTAATTCGTGAAAATTACATGCTCTATTATGAAGAAAGGAGATGCTTCAAATGAATTTTATTTTTGACGTTAACAAACTGATTACTATCGGAGGCATTGGGCTGAGCGCAATTGGCGCGTTTTTGTCCAGTGTTGCCAACGATAAAAAGATGGAGAGAGCTGTTGAAAAGAAAGTAGAAGAAGCATTGAATACAAGAAAGGAAGAGGAGACTTAATAGTCTCTTCTTTTTTATTTTTGAAAGGAGTACAAAAGATGAACAAAGAAGCTATTGTAAACACTGTTATGGGCATTAAGAATGCGGTTGCCAAGCATAGTCCTGAGATTCTCACTGGCATTGGTATTGCAGGCATGGTGTCTACGGTTGTGCTTGCTGTGCGGGCAACTCCGAAAGCGGAAAAGATTATCCTGGATCGAGAGATTGAGCTTTCCAACAAAGCCAACCAGGACGTTGAGCTCAGCAAGAAAGATCGTTTCAAGATCGCATGGAAGTGCTATATTCCCGCAGCAATCACTGGTGCAGCATCTATTGCGTGCATCGTATCTGCAAGTTCTGTGAACTTCAAGCGTAACACCGCACTTGCTGCAGCCTATAATATCTCTGCAACGGCACTGGCAGAGTACAAGGACAAGGTCGTGGAAACGATTGGCGAGAAGAAAGAGCATCTTATTAAAGATAAGATCGCCGAAGACCGAATCGAGAAGAATCCGGTGTCTAAAAACGAGGTTATCATCACTGGAAGAGGTGCCACGACCTGCTACGATTCGATTTCTGGTCGATATTTCAAGTCCGATATGGACAAATTGAAAAAGGCCGAGAATGAACTTAACCGGCAGATGCTCAGCGACATGTATATTTCCCTCAATGAATTTTATGACGAGATTGGTCTTGACCATATTTCCATTGGCGATGAGCTTGGATGGAATATCGAGCGTGGTATGATTGATCTTTCGTTTAGCTCGCTTGTAGCAGATGATGGCACGCCGTGCCTGGTCGTGGATTATCAGGTGAGTCCGAAATTTGGATATTCTGATCTTACATAATTCGCGAAAAATACATGCGGTATTATGAGAACCATTAAACATTTGAAAGGAGATCTTTATAATGGAAGAAATCAAGAATGTTAAGGCTGAGGAAAACAAGACTGAGGTTGTCTATGAAGTCGAGGAATCGAAGGGCAAGAAGTTTATTTCCAAGGTTAAGGCTGGTATCAAGAAGAACGGCAAGAAGGTCGCATGCGGTGCGGCAATCGTTGCTGGTGTTCTGGTCGGCTACACCATTGGAACTAAGCGCACCTGCCTGGATGTTGTCGACGACATCGATCCTGAGGACGACTACGATCTGCCTGAACTCATTGAGGATTCTTCTACGGAAGAAGAGACCGAGGAATGATCGGGTTCGAAAAAGGAAATACCTAACAAGGTATTTCCTTTTTTTGTTTGCAAAGGAGGATTTGCTATGAACACATATTACTATTCCGGACCTGTGATGGAATTTGATAGATGCATCGCAGATAAATGGGAAGGATCAACAAGAGCAGTATCCGAGAAAAAGGCAAGAGCAAACCTCACATATCAGTATAAAGTGTCTAATGGTAAAGCGCCAAGGAGCAAAATTACGCTTCCTGGTAAACTCATTGTAAAAGATTGAAAGGAGTAAATCATGAATAGTTGCCCATCTAATTCCTACAAGGCCAGAGAAGAAAGTGCACTTGCTTCACAGAAAAAGAAGCAGATCACTAAGGTTACCAAGGGTGTGGTCAAGACAAAAAAGAAAAATGAGATGTCCAAACTTGGTGGCATGTTCATTTCGGAAAACGCATCGAAAGTGAAGTCTTATATTTTGATGGACGTGCTTGTGCCGACCATCAAGAAGGCCATTCATGATATTATCACGAATGGCGCTGACATGATCTTATATGGCGAAGTAGACCAGAGCAATAAGCGCACATATGCGTCCACAGTTTCTTATAGAGATTACTATGATAATGGAGGACGAGGCGCTAGTCGATTCGACGATCCACCGAGAGCACGCACTCGAGCTGGCTATAGCTTCGACGATATCATTCTTGAGACCATAGGCGAAGCAGAGGAAGTTCTGTCGAGTATGGACGAACTTATTGAAACGTATGGGTCTGTGAGTGTTGCTGATATGTACGACCTTGTAGGAATTTCATGCGAGTACACAGATAATAAATACGGCTGGAAGAATATTAGAACTGCCGAGCCCGTACGAGTAAGAGACGGTTACATGCTCAAGCTTCCGAGAGCGTTGCCGCTTAACTAATTTATATTTTAAGGAGGATTTTATAAAGATGAACAAAGCAGATACTATTGCAAAGTTCAGCAGAGCAATTCATAATGTTGGTTTCCAGCTGAAGAAGTACAGTCCTGAAATCATGGCTGTCGCCGGTGTTGTTGGTATGGTTACTAGCACGGTTATGGCATGCAAGGCCACGACTAAAGCTAGCGAGATTATTGCTGAAACTAAGACGTCCGTCGATATGATTCATGATCTGGTCGCAGATCAGGCAGTCCCCGAGAGCGAGTATTCTGAAGAGGACAGTAAGCGAGATCTCGTTATCGTATATTCTAAGGCAGCTATGAAGTTTGTCAAGCTCTATGGTCCGTCTCTGATCATCGCGGGTCTGTCTGCCGGTAGCATTCTTAGCTCCACGACCATTCTTCGTAAGAGAAATATTGCTATTGGTACGGCGTATACCGCACTTGACAGAAGCTTTAGAACTTATCGTGATCGGGTTATTGAAAAGTTTGGCGAAGATTTCGATAAGGAGCTCAAGTACGGCACGACTACTAAAGTTATTGAGGAGACTACCGTCGACGAGAATGGCAATGAGAAGACCGAGACGAAGACTGTCAAGGTTGCCGATCCTAATAATTACAGTATTTATGCACGTTTTTATGATGACGGATGCGCCGGTTGGACCAAGAATCCCGAGTATAATCTCATCTTTCTGAAGCAGCAGCAGAATTGGGCTAATGAAAAGCTTAAAGCAAATGGTCGCCTGTTCTTGAATGAAGTGTATGAGATGCTCGGCATTCCTAAGACCGTTATTGGCCAGCGTGTCGGCTGGGTGTATGATGAGAATAATCTGGTTGGCGATAACTTTGTCGATTTTGGCATCTACGATCTGTACAATGAGAAGGCGCGTGACTTTGTCAATGGCTATGAACGAACGATTCTCTTGGATTTCAACGTGGACGGAGATATTCTCTATAGTCTTTGACTCGACGGGCCTGAAGGCATCGGGAGTGGTAATCCGATGAGAGATATGTTTGATTATCCTTGGCTTCTTAGTTTTTAAAGAGGTCAAGGAACTTATATTTTTAAAGGAGATAGTATTATGAAAAAGTTTATTGTGTTCGCTCTTCTTATTGCCATCATGACTCTCAGCTTTGGCTGTGCCGCAGAGAAGCCTACTGATTTGTCTGGCACTTGGGTTCTGTCTGCAGATGACGGTGCAAATGAAGAGTCGACTGGCGAACTTGTCATCGATGGTAAAGATGTTGTCGTCTATTTTGTTTGGCCTCAGGAAAACACCAAGGCGCTTCTTTGGTATGGCACATATACGCCTCCGAAAAAGGTCGTTGATGAGTATTCTTGGACATCTACGAACGACCCCGATATGACCAAAAATTCTATCTACGCACCAGATTTTGAGGAAACTACGTTCCAGTACAAGCATGGCATGATTCTCTTTGATTATTATGTCAATGGTGTTGCATATACGTTCCACTTTGAACGTAAGGCTAATGAGGAGGCAGCATAATGAACGATAAATTGTCTAGTGTCATTATTTTTTGTGGTGGCGTGTTCATCGGCGGGTTCCTTACATGGGACTTCTTTAAGACTAAATACGAGAAGATCGCAAATGAAGAAATCGCATCCGTAAAAGAAGCTTTCGAGCACAGAGAACATAAGTCTGAAAAGGACTATGAAATCGAAGAGGACCTCAAAGCTAAAGCCGCATATATTAATATTATTGATGCAACTGGTTACAAGAACTACTCTAATGTTCCAATTGAAACTGACAAGAAAGGAGGGACTGCTGATATGGAATTGAAACAGCCCTACGTAATTACTCCCGAGCAGTACGAGGACAATGTTGACTACACCAAAGTGAGTCTGACATGGTACAGTGACGAAGTCTTGGAGGACGATTGGGGGAACATCCTTGACCCAGATGATGTCATTGGTAGTGATGCACTCAAGACCTTTGGCCAGTATGAAAAAGACAGTGTATTTGTCAGAGATGATGATGAGCAAATTGATTATGAAGTTCTGCTCGATACCCGTAGCTATAAAGAGACTTACGGGAACGATCCCGTTGCAGCGGACCAGTAATGACTTTTGCTAATCATATTCAGAGCGAATACTTTGACTGGATGGTGTCGCTTGTAACAGGCGAGCGTTATGCGAAAACTATCTCTTATAGCAAGCTTCTCGAATATTTGCATTCTGTTGAGTTTGAACCGGTTATTATTAGAGGCGATTACGATCGAGTCGAAGACGGTGTATATTTGAGATACCGGTTCGCTGTGGATAAGGGCTATGACGAAAAGCTCAATATTCACAAGTATATTACCGGACCGTGTAGCGTTCTTGAAATGATGGCCGCACTCGCTCAAAGATGCGAAGAAAGTATAATGACCGACTCGGCTATAGGAGATAGAACCGGACAGTGGTTTTGGGGGATGGTCGTAAGTCTTGGCCTTGGCTCTATGGAAAATCGATTCTTTGACGAGAAGTATGTTGCCGGCGTTATTGATCGTTTTCTTAATCGAGACTATGAACCAAATGGTCGAGGCGGATTATTTACAATAAAAAACACCGAGAGAGATTTACGAAGTGTAGATATTTGGTGCCAAATGTGCGAATATTTAGACACCATTAATTAGTAAGGAAGGAGGTTTGGAAATGTAATGCTCGATTTTCTGAAAATTGCGACGAGAGAGTATAAGAAGGACAAATGGGAAGTATATCCTAAGTTCAAGGTTATCAAGTCTGAAGATCTGATGATTCGAGGCGGCGACTTCTACGCTGTTTGGGTCGAAGAGCGCGGCCTATGGTCTACGGACGAGCAAGACGTATTGCAATTGATTGATCGAGAAATCTCTAATGAGTTGAAAGAAGCGAAGAAGAAGCATGGTGAAAATGTCGTTCCGAGATATATGTGGGATTCGGAATCTGGCATGATCGACTCTTGGCACCGATATTGCCAGAAGCAGACTCGAGATAACTTTCACTCGTTGGATGAGAAGCTTATATTTTCGAATGCTGAAACCAACAAGAAAGACTACGCAAGCAAACGACTTAGCTACCCACTTGAACCTGGCGATATCTCAGCATATGATGAGCTGATCTCCACACTATATTCTGAAGAGGAGCGCCATAAGATCGAGTGGGCAATTGGGTCGATAGTTTGCGGAGACTCTACGAAAATTCAAAAATTCATGGTGCTTTACGGCGCAGCAGGCACAGGTAAGTCTACAATCCTGAACATAATTCAAGAGATGTTCAATGGATATTACTGTGTGTTTGACGCCAAAGCACTCGGATCGAGCAATAGTTCCTTTGCACTAGAAGCATTCAAATCCAATCCTCTTGTTGCTATCCAGCACGATGGTGATCTGTCCAAGATCGAAGACAACACCAGACTGAACAGCTTGGTGTCTCACGAGCTGATGACGGTTAACGAGAAGTTCAAGTCAACGTATTCTAGCAGATTTAAATGCTTCCTGTTCATGGGTACCAATAAGCCGGTTAAGATTACTGATGCAAAGTCAGGCCTCCTTCGAAGACTTATTGATGTAACACCTACGGGAAACAAACTCGCTCCGAAAGAGTACAGGCGCATAATGAAGCAAATCGAGTTTGAACTTGGTGCCATTGCATATCATTGCCAAGAAGTATATTTGGAAGATCCTGGGTACTATGATGACTATGTTCCGACTTTGATGATGGGAGCCTCTAACGATTTCTATAACTTTGTTATTGACTCCTATCATATTTTTAAGAAACAAGACGGAACCACGCTCAAAGCGGCCTGGGATATGTATAAGGTATACTGCGAAGATGCAAAAGTGCCATATCCATTCTCTCAGAGAACGTTCAAAGAAGAACTTAAAAACTATTTTAAGAACTTCACCGAAGCCGCTACTTCTGACGATGGCCCTATTATCAAGAATTATTATAGTGGGTTTAAGACGGATAAGTTCGAGATCAAGAAGAAAAAAGAGCCAAAACACGATGAATATAGGATTCAGTTCGGCGAATACAATTCTATATTTGACCAGGAGTGTGCCGAATGCCCGGCTCAATACGGCAGTTCAAAAGGAACTCCGTATAAAAAATGGGATAATGTCACTACAGTGCTTGCTGATCTCGATACTTCCAGGCTTCATTATGTAAAGGTCCCAGAAAACCATATTGTGATTGACTTCGATATTAAGGACGAAGCCGGAAATAAATGCTTCGATAAGAATCTCGAAGCAGCTAGCAAATGGCCGGCTACATACGCAGAGCTCAGCAAGAGCGGCAATGGTATTCATCTGCATTATATTTATACAGGTGATCCGTCAATGCTCAAGAGTGTCTACGACGATGATATCGAAGTCAAAGTGTTTAGTGGTAATAGCTCCCTTCGAAGAAAGCTTACTAAATGCAACAACTTGCCAATTGCGCAGATTAGCTCGGGTTTGCCAATGAAAGGAGAAAAAATGATTAATAAAGAGGTTGTTCAGACTGAGAGAGGGCTTCGAACAACCATTAAGAAATGTATTAGTAAAGAGGTTCATGCAGGAACCAAACCGAATGTTGATTTCATCTACAAAATTCTTGAGGATGCATATGCAAGCGGCATGAATTATGATGTTAGCGACATGCAGAATGCAGTCGTAGCATTTGCAGCCAACAGTACGAACCACTCAGATTACTGTCTCAAGCTTGCGAGTAAGATGAAGTTCAAATCGGAGGAACCCTCTACTGGGGAACCAAACGAAGACGCAGAACTCGTGTTCTACGATGTCGAGGTGTTCCCGAACTTATTTCTTGTAAACTGGAAATTTGCAGGGGAGGGCAAGCCAGTCGTCAGAATGATCAATCCGGCTCCTAGAGAGATCGAAGATCTTATGAAATTCCGTCTCGTTGGCTTTAACTGTCGACGATACGATAATCATATTTTGTACGCCCGTTATATTGGGTATACGAATGAGCAGCTCTATAATCTCTCGCAGAAGATCGTCTCTGGCGAAAAGGGAGCGTTCTTTGGCGAAGCGTATAACGTCTCATATACAGATGTATACGACTTCTGTTCTAAGAAGCAGTCTCTCAAGAAGTGGGAGATTGAGCTGGGAATTCATCATCAGGAGCTTGGCCTGCCTTGGGATAAGCCGGTCGCGGAAGAGCTTTGGCCGAAGGTTGCTGAGTACTGCGACAACGATGTTATTGCAACGGAAGCGGTCTTTAATGCTCGTCAAGGTGACTTTGTTGCACGAAAGATTCAGGTTGATCTGGTAAGGCTTCTGCACGGCATTACGGACGTCTCTGTCAACGATACGACGAATAGCCTTTCTACCAAGATTATATTTGGTAAGAACCGCAAACCTCAGAGCGAGTTCAACTATAGAGATTTGTCCAAGCCGGTCAGCTGGACTGAATACGACGAGTATCGTCAGAAATTTGGTCCGGATTACATCTTCCATATCTTTGATCAAGATGGTCTTCCGACGTATGATATTTACGATCCTAAAGATGGATGCACAGTTTTACCAGATGGATGGAGTATCATGCCGTTCTTTCCTGGTTATGTGTTCGACCATGGAAGATCAATTTATATTCATGATAGCTCACTGGTGTGGCCCATGGACCGTGATGAAATCGAGAAGATCCTAGAAGACAAGCTCGATACGAGAGTCGAACTTATTGGCGAAGGCGGCCGAGTATATTCTGAACCTGGTATGTATGGCGGAGTATGGGATGGCGACATTGCTAGCCAGCATCCGCATAGTGCTATCTACGAACGTGTCTTCGGCCCGACGTTCACTAAACGGTTCGAGGATATTGTTAATGCACGTGTGGCAATCAAGCATAAAGACTTTGACTTGGCTGGCGAGATGCTGGATGGTGCACTTAAGCCATATTTAAATGAAGAGCAAGCGGCAGACCTCGCTCAAGCTCTGAAGATCGTCATCAACTCGATCTATGGCCTTACGAGTGCGGCATTTGCGAATCCGTTCAGAGATCCTCGTAATATCGACAATATTGTTGCCAAGCGCGGAGCTCTGTTCATGACGGTTCTTAAGAGCGAAGTCCAGAAGCATGGCTTCAAGGTTTGCCATATCAAGACCGACTCGATCAAGATTCCCGATGCCAATGAGGATATTCAGAACTTCGTTATCCGCTTTGGCAAAGAATACGGCTACACGTTCGAGACGGAGGCTAACTTCGAGAAGTACTGTCTGGTTAACGACGCTGTGTATGTTGGCAAGTTCAAAGATGGCAAACACGCTGGCGAATGGACTGCGACGGGCACTCAGTTCCAGGTGCCTTATGTCTTTAAGAAGCTCTTTAGCCACGAACCAATCCAGTTTGAGGATATGTGCGAGACTAAATCCGTAAGCACGTCTTTATATTTGGACATTAATGAAGGCCTTCCTGAAGGTGAGCATAATAGAGTGTTCATCGGTAAGGTTGGTTTATTCTGTCCGATTAAGCCGGGTTGCGGTGGCGGCGAGCTTCTCCGAGAAGCTAAGGGCAAAGACGGTAACATCAAATATGCTTCGGCCACTGGTGCTAAAGGCTATCGATGGCTTGAGTCTGAGATGGTACGGACGTCTAATAAGCAGGGCGACATTGACCGGTCTTATTACGACAAGCTTGTTGATGACGCAATCGACACAATTTCTAAATACGGCGACTTCGAGTGGTTTGTCTCTGATGATCCTTACATTTCACCATGGGACAGTCCCGATGCACCTTGGGATGAATCTACGCCTTTTGACGTGAGATAATTTATCAAAAATCATATTCAAAGGAGAAAATTATTATGGAAATTACTTTTGCACCGAAAGATATCCTTCAGATCGACGACGCTAGAATCACTTACAAGAACTTCAGCGGAGCTCCCTCTCAGTATAATCGTGAAGGCGATCGCAACTTTGCTCTGATTATTCCGGACCGCCAGCTCGCAGATGAACTTATTGGCGATGGCTGGAATGTTCACATTAAGCCCCCTCGTGAAGAGGGTGACGATCCGTTCATGTATCTTCCGGTTAAGGTCAAGTTTAATGACTATGGCCCGAAAGTATATCTTGTTACTGGAAAGCGCATGAACCGCCTTGATGAGGATAGTGTGAGCATGCTCGACCATATCAGCATGCGGCAGATCGATATGGATATTCGTCCATATGACTGGAATGTTAATGGCAAGGCTGGCCGAACTGCGTATCTGCAGTCTATCCGCGTGGTGCAGGATATTGATCGTTTTGAGGAAGAGTATGCAGAGGAAGAACACCCCGAAGAGGATTGCCCGTTCTGATGGAGGATAGAAAGATGAAAACAAATCAGATTATTCTGTATGGCCTTGCCGGAATTGATGCTCAGTATGTTCCGGTTCGGTATTTTATCATGAATGAAGGATTCATGACTATTGCCGGATTGGCGCATACTGCAAAGTACATGATGGATAACTATCCGACGATCGAACATATTTACGCTATCGACAATCGGCCTGGGCTTCGAAAAGAGTACACGAATGCAATCCATGATAAGCATAATTCTATCGAATCACGAGTCGTCTTTAAGCACACTCTGATGAACGAAGGAATTAAGATCGTGTAATTCGCGAAAGTTACAGCCTATATTATGAGAGGATACAGTTAGCTCATATGAGCTATTAAATTAATTATTAAGCTGTTCCTCTCTTTATTTTGTCGAGGGTCGTTAGCTCAGCCGGTTAGAGCAGTTGACTCATAATCATCAGGTCCAGGGTTCAAACCCCTGACGGCCCACCAAAGAGGTCTAAGCCGAGGGTGTCTCTATAATATACACTTCGGACCTAGGATTAGCCGCCCTACATGTATAAATAGCGGCTTCGCATGGCGGAGTATCCGAATGGCACAGGAAGCAGACTTAAAATCTGTCGGCTTAATCGCTTACGGGTTCGAATCCCGTCTCCGCTACCATTTAATCAAAAAAAAATGAAAGGGGAAAATAAATGAAAGTAACCTTGAGAACATTTCTTGGCATCACAGGAAATAGTATTCTGGAGCCTTACACAGCGAATCTTTATGTCAATGAGTGGGACGAGCTTTTTGAAGAATGGTTCCCTAAAAAAGTAGTAGATGGCATGAAATATGTGAAAGAACTTGACCCTTATCTGGATTATGAAATAATTGCTTT